ACCCATGGTGTTAAACTCCATGGTGGTGTTATTGCCGGCAATGGTGTTGTTGGAGTATAAATTGGCATCCGTTGTAATTACTTGTTGCAACCCAGGTTGGGAGGGTAAGTTAATAAGGTCGTTGTAATCGCCGGAGGTTGCCACGGCGGCAAGGTCTCCGGTATTAACCTTGGCATCCAACACCAATTGCAAGTCCGTTTGGTTACTTAATAAACCGGTAATTGCCCCCCATGCCACACCACCACCGGTGTTGGTTATGCGCACGCGCCCATCACCCAGGTCCTCCACCTCAATGCCAACACCCTCAACCAAATCCAAAATGGTTTGCACCACGTTATCCGTGCCGTTAACCCTCAACACTAAACCAACACCCCCTCCTCCTCCGGAGCCATGGCCGGTGCCTCCGCTTGTCCACGTTGCCGGTATGTCGCACGCGCTCCAATCCCATGGAAACTCCATGGTAATGGTTAACGTTACGCCGGTTAAAACATACGAGTATTCTTCCATAAATGGCACAATGGTGGCGCCCTCACGCAACACCACGTCCTCGCCAAAAATTACCCCACCATTACGCACCTCCGCCAACAAATCTTCGGCCAACCGGATGCAATCGCTCAATGCCTCGCGTTGGTACTCCTCTTTTTGCTCCTTATCCCTCGGCAACTCGCAAAACAATACATCAAATGTAAACGCATGGGCGCCATTAACCGGTTGCACGTTTACCGGCACCACGTGCATCCATGGAAATAAATTTTCCGGCGTTACATCCAAATGGCTTGTTGTTATTTGCCCATGGCTAAACCTTTGCAATTGCAAATGGCCGGCGGCAAACGCCTTAAACCGCTCAATAATTACGTTGTAACTTACTTGGTTAAACATGGTGTTTAAAGTTTTGTTTTAACAATTGGCGCTCCATGGCGTTGTAATCTCGTAAATAACTTAAATGTACAAAAACCTCTTTTGCCGGTAAGTTTAACACCTCCTCAAACTTGGTAATATCTCGGCCGGCAATGGTTTGCAAAACATTGTACCACCCCCATTTGGCTAATCCATTTGGTATTGCTCCTCCTCCACCTCCTCCATCTTGCTCCTCAACCTCGCTATTAAAAATTCCCGCGAACTCATTAACAACTCGTTTGCGATACTCGAAAAAAAAACCAAGGCGCCGTTAACTCGGTCCATGGGTATGCCATTAACAAACGCCACATACTCCTCAACCTTGCCGGCATCGTATGGCTTAATCATGTAATGAGCGCCCAACCTACCTTGCACCGGCCTAAACAATATGGCCATTAACTTGGGGAGGTTGTTGTATTGTACCTCACCATTTGGCGGCCAAATACTTTGTGCCAACAAATCAAGGTCAACGTGTTCTCTAAACGTAATGGAGTTAAGGTTGGGTATAAAACCCAGGCGCATATCCCCAACCACAAATGTGCCTTGGTGGCGTGCCGTTGGTTGGTTGGTTACCTCCTCAAACAACTCGTTAATGGTTTGCAAGGCGTGCCACGTTAAACCCTCCACCTCCTTTAAAGTTTTACCGGTTGCCACGGCGGCCTTGGCTTGGTCCGTTTTGGCGCTCATAAACGCCACGTATTGGCCAAGGGTTATTTGCTCAATGGTTTTGGGTATGGTGTAAGTTGTTAATTGGCTCATGGGTACAATTGTAAAGTGTGTTTGCGTTTAGATATTACCGGCAATTTGGATAATTGGTCCGCCCTCGGCTCCGGTTATCTCGGCGCGCTCAATATAGCCACGCCCCTTACCTTGGGTTTTAAGGAAAAAAATTATGGCCGCCGTATCCCCTTTGCGTATGCGCTCCAACAATTGCGTTTCGGCAAAGTCCAACCGCACCTCATGCATCGAGAATACCGCCTCCTTGTATGCCTCGTTTTGTTTGAGCCACCGGTAATGGGTGGAGGGGTTAATGTGTATGCGCCTTGCCGCATCCATAACAATACCAAACGCCGCTTCCAATGCCATTAACATTTCGCGTTGCCGTTCCGTTATACCCTCAATGTGTAAGTATTGCCCAGGTGCCTCCAACACCTCCTCCCCTTCACTCCCAACAACAATCCCCAAGGGTGTGTTATACTCCTTAACATTAACATTTACATTTACATTTACATTATCATTGGCTTCCGGTTTGCTTGCGTTTGCTTCCATTTGCTTATTGTTTGCTTGTTGTTTGCTCCTCGTTTGGTGTGGTGTGTTGTTTTTATGCCGTTGCATCCGTGGCCGTTGCACCCTCCAACCCTTTTTTATACTCCTCCACGGCATGGCGTAAGTTAACCATTGTTTGGCGCACACATGGTGGACAATTGCTCAATGGTGTTTTAACTCCGGTAAGTTTTGCATACCACCGGTTTAACTCGGCCAACGCTTCGCCTTTTATTATTCCAAACCTTGGCATCTCCTCCACAAATTGCAACAAGGCCGCCAACTCCACATCGGTAAGGCCGTAAATCTCCCAACGCCCAATGGGACACGACTCCAACTTGCCCCATGTTTTGGCCGGTAAAAAACAACCGCAAAGGCGCACACGTTTTTTGTTGTGTTTGCGGATATTCTCACGCTCGGCCTCCAACAACTCCTCCGGTTTTAAACGCCGCCCGACAATTAGGGTGCCGCAACTTTGTGTGGTTGAGTTGTAAAAACGGCATTTGTGGCATATTGCCAACCGGCGCTCGCGCTCCTCACTTGGGACGATAAATTTTAACATTGCGTTTGATTTTACTTATTGCTTTTTCAACTAACTTATACAACTCTCGTTTGGGTATGCCGGTGGCCTTGCTTACCTCCTCATAATTAAAACCCTCCAACGCATACAACCGCAACACCACGGCATCCAATTTTGGCATGGTGGCAATGTATGCATCCAAATACTCATTATCCAACCTCGCACCCAACCATGGCTCCTCGCGCTCGGCCAAGTGTAATACCTCGCCCTCCGCCCAGGTTGCCGCCCACTTGCGGTATTGTATTCCATACCGGCTCGTCATATTGCGTGCGCTCAAATATAAGGCGCGGTTAATATACCAAAACAACTTGCCCTCCTCCGCCAACCGCTCCGCCACCTCGCGGCGGTTACTTAACACCTCCAATAAAACCTCACTTAACAAATCATCGCCCTCGCACCGGTTTGCGGCCAAACCACGTGCAAATTTTTGCCATTGCGCGTAATGGTTACCCACCACCTCGTTTAACTTATCCAAAGTTTTTGTTGTTTTTACGCGGCGCGTTTTGTAAGTTTGCGCAATAATAACCATAATAAACAAAGGATGCAAGGGGTTGATAATAATTTTACAATAAGCGTTTTAACCAAGGCCGTACCGGAGGAGGAGCGCCCAGGGTTTTTGGTTGAGTTATACCCATACCTTAACCACCGCGCGCGCAAGGTTGTAAAAACACATTGGGAGCGTGGCGAGTGTGCGCCGGAGTTATTGCGTGAACGTTTTGAGGCCATTAAGGCCATTGTAAACGAGGAGTTGGCAAGGTATGCCGCGTTTGGTAATAAGGTGCGCGCCTCATATAACAACCAATTATTGGTTTATGTGATGTATTGGCAACACGTACACACCAAACAAATGCGCCTTACCGCCCTTGGCGCTCATTTTACCCCTCCCCTCAAACATCCGGAGGTTTTGTATAGCGTGCGGCGCGTGGAGTTGTTAATGTTCCGCAACCCAACGTTTGGAGCGTTGGTGGAGAATATTGCGTTGCACGTGGATGCGGCCGGTTATGGCGGCAATTGTTTAAAACGTTTGGAGGTTTTAAATTTTAAATCGTTGCACCATGGGGTTGGTGGATGAGTTGCATGATAGGCGGTTTAAGGCATACCAAAAAGCCAAAAACCACCCAACAATGGATAAGGCCATGGCGGAGTTAATTGCATTACACCGGCAAGGGTTTAACATTGCCCTCCATGTGAGCGAAATAATTGAGGAGAACCATGGTGAGTATATGGCAACGCTCCACAAACTTGGTGAGCCAAGGTCCGTAATTAGGTAAACAATTAAAACAATAATAAAAATGGGTTACACACCACGCGAAAACACCGGTTCGTTGTTTAAAAACGACAAAAAAACAAACGAGAAACAACCGGATTACCAAGGTACAATGTTAATTGGAGGCAAGGAGATGCGGTTGGCCGGTTGGATGAAAAAAAGCGCCAATGGCTCCTCGTTTATGAGTTTGCAATTAAGCGAGAAAACGGCCGGAGGTAATGGCGCCCAGGCGGCACAAACGGCACCGGCTAAACCAACGCCGCCACCGGCAACCAATGTGGATACCGGTTGGGATGATATGCCGTTTTAATGGTAACGTTTTTGCCCAAACAATTGGATTGCCTCCGTGAGTTGGCCACAACCTCCTCGCGTGAGTTGGTATTGTTTGGAGGAGCGGCCGGAGGTTCAAAATCTTTTTTGGGTTGTGCGTGGCAAATTGAGCGCCGGTTAAAATATGCCGGCACACGTGGGTTAATTGGGCGCGCCAAATTGGATACGCTTAAAAAAACCACGTTAAAAACGTTTTTCGAGGTTGCCCAAATGTATGGGTTGCGTAATGATAAGGATTACCGGTACAACGCACATACCAATGTTATTGCGTTTGGTAATGGCTCCGAAATAATTTTAAAAGATTTGTTTGCTTACCCCTCGGACCCATTATTTGACTCACTTGGCTCGTTGGAGTTAACGGATTTTTTTGTGGACGAGGCATCCCAGGTAAGCAAAAAGGCCGTGGATATACTCCGGAGCCGCGTGCGTTTTAAGTTACGCCAATACAACCTTGCGCCCAAGGGGTTGTTAACTTGCAACCCACACAAAGGGTGGTTGTATGCCGAGTTTTACAACCCATGGAAACAACACGCATTGCCGGAGTTTTATGCCTTTGTCCAAAGTAATTCCGCCGACAACCCTCATTTACCGGAAACTTACCGCCAAACGTTGGAGCGGTTGCCGGAGGTTGACCGGTTGAGGTTGTTGGTTGGAGATTGGGATTATGATGAGACGGCAGACCAATTATTTGGCACCGAAAATATACTCCGTTGTTTCCGTGAGGAGCAATACACCGGCACCATGTTTATTACGGCGGACATTGCGCGACTTGGCAAGGATAGGACGGTAATTGCCGTGTGGCGTGGGTTGCAATGTTTGGAGTTGGTTATACTCAAAAAACAAAGGGTGCCGGAGGTGGTTGCCGCCATACGTGAGTTGGTTAACCGGTATGGTGTAAAGTTGGGCAATGTGGTTTGTGATGAGGATGGTATCGGAGGAGGCGCCGTTGACCTCCTTGCGTGCCGTGGTTTCCTTAATGGCGGCCGTGCAATACACCCCGAAAGGTTTGCCAACCTTAAAACGGAATGTTATTTTAAAATGGCCGAGTTGGTGGAGCAAAACAAATTGTTGTTGCCGTTTAAATACCGCGATGAGATAACGCGCGAGTTGGATATGATACGCCGCCGCAACCCCGATGGGGATGGTAAGTTGGCCGTGGTGGGCAAGGAGGAGATGGCGCGCCTCCATGGCATTTCGCCGGACATTGCCGATGCGCTCATGTTACGAATGTATTTTGAGTTGCGCCCCAATTATGGGGTTATTTCCTACATTTAGCAACCACCTCATGCGCCCAGGCGTGGAGGTAAACA